ATCCTTTAGCCTTGCATTGTTGCCATTGGTCATCTGCTACTCTATTTATAGTCAGACCAGCTACGCTAAAGCAATGCTGAGTAAATCCAGAACAATCATAGTAAGCTATTCCATTAATAGCCTCCCCTACTCCACCCCATCTGTAACCTACATTAGGATCATTACACAATCTTTTAGCTTCTGCTATTATTGTATCTCTAGCAGAATTCCCAGTTGTATTAGTATTTCCAGTTTCGGTTGTTGCACCCGGGACTGTATTATTGCCATTAACATTTATCTGCTTAGCTCTTACTAAACTGTTGTCTACATGTATCAAAGTATTAAGTTTAATCTGAGGATTTAATAAACATTGTCCACTTATGCCAAAATCAGTTTGTTGTGGTGTTCCTATCAATCCACTTTCTGGGCTTAACTCAAAAGCTTCACCCTTTGGTAAATCTTCCATGTTTATTAAGTTCAACTTTCCGTCATCCATGTAATACTGTAGGCTGTAAGTTTTTGCAATCTGTCTTAAGTAATCGGAACTTCTACCAAACATTACTTTTCCTCTTGTTAAAGTGTTGCTATCCAATTTATCTGAAATGCTTCCCAAAAATACTGGGTATTGTGCTTTTCCAACTAAGTTTTCTACTATGCTTCTTGCTGTTTGCCCTCTTACTATAGAGTAATTAGCAATATCAAAGTTAATAGCTCTATCAGAATCTAAAGCAAGTATTGTAAGTTTATATGTTGTGCTATCTTCTTTCTCTCTTATTGTTTGAAGGATATCTCCATCAAATATTAATCCAAATTGTGTGCCCTCGTATCCTGCTTCTATTGTAACTCTTGCCCCATACATCATAATCGAATTTTCTGTTTGTGCATTTAAGTTATATATTGTTACTTCACTTGTATTAGGCTGCATTTGTATAGTTTTTACTATGCTAAATGTGCATCTTAATTCAGATACATCTATTCCATTGCCTTGTGCATCAGTTACAGTTATTCTGTATTTTCTTCCGAATATAATGTCTTTATACTCTTGGCTATTAGCTACAACTTGATAATTAGTAGCTTCTATCGTTATACCTTCTGATTGACTATTTGCACTGTCTCCGCCATTGTAAGTTCCACTATCATATTGGGCCAGATTATTTTCATTCAATATCTCCATAGTTATGGAATAATAATTGGATTCTGTTGCATATCCTGCATCTGCTATAGCTCTAACTTGTGCACTAGGGTCTTTTAATCCTATTGCAGCTTTATAGCGGGAATTGTTAGCTAAGAAATATCCATGATCTTCAACTGAATCACTCCAAGATTCATAATGAGTATAATATCCGCCATCATCTGTGGCGTAAGTTCCTTGAGATATTTTTAAATCTGGACTATGATTACCAGGGTATTTTATGCCAAATAAATTATTGTCTGTTCTAGCTAAATATGAATTACCCCAACCACTTTCATTTATCGCCTGTGCTATAGTTACTGAAGGTAAAATCCCATACTTTTCATACCCTTTTTTAGCACCCGAAACTATTTTATTTATAAAGTCTTGGTTGCTCATTGCGTATCACCCCACAATAAAATAAAGTTTTCTCCAAGATTATATTCTGTAGGTGTATCCTCTGTAGATGAACTATCAACTTTAACTAAATAAGCAGAACCAATTTTTAAGTAAGAGTACTGTTCTAATAAATTCAAACCACATACTAGATTTAAAGAAACTATCAAACTATTATTTTTAGAATCATATACATCTAAAACCCAGTATTCAGCTTCAGTATTGTATCTAAGAAAGAAATTAAATTTTATTGCTTTTCCATCTATAGGGATAGTGCTTGTAAAAGTTTGGTTTGGATTACTTGTAAGTGGTATTTGATAATATGACATTTAATTCCCTCCTTATTCTCCAAACGCCGTAGATAATAAACTTTGACTAGCTTCTTTTGGTTTTTGATCGCCTTCATTTGTCTCTGAGCTTTTCTGTGGTCTAGCTGAAAGCTTAACAGTAGTTACATTAGCTACTAGTAATTCTTTTAATGTTACTGTAGCTCTTAATCCATAAGTTGTTTTATTATCATCTACTGCCGAAATAGTTTCTATAAGCATATTTCTATAGCTATGAAGCTTGGTTATAACTTGAATTGGAAGCCTTTCAGACTGTAATTGCCTTAATACTCGATAAGCAGTAATAGACCTCGTAGCATCGTCCGTGAAGCTATTAAACGTTGAATCATTTGGGTCTTGCATTGCATCCGACATTCCTATTTCAAATGTAAGGGTGTTAGGCTCCATGTAAGCATGGTCAGCTATATTAGCGCCAGTTTGGACTGGATGCTCTGTAATAGTTAAATTAGACTCATGATTTATATTAAAATAAGCATCAAACATATAATTTCCGTTTGAGGTGATAAAGTAAGTTTTTAATAACTCTTGCATATTAAGTCACCCCTTGTAAGTTTCTAATTTGTAGCCCTGTGAATTTATTTTGAACAGCTTTTGCAGTAGAATTAGCATCACCAGAACCATAAACATAGATTTTGTTATCATTGTGAATAGTATTATCACTGTTTGTTTTGCTGCTTGATTGTGTTGATGTATTATTAGTTGTGTAATTTCTGGGAACTGCACTAGAATTGTTTTTGTTATATTGTTGTACCTTATTAGCCGCATTTGCTACATTGCTTGTTTGCTTTTTATCATCTTTTCCAAATAGCCCATCAAAAAAGCTTCCTATTACACTCTTGCCACCTTTTAAATAAGTAAAAAGATCATCTAAAGCAGCAATTAAAGCTATAATTGCACCAACCGGCCCAGACATTATAATTAATCCTATAGCTGCCACTAGCTTTATGATATCTTTAAGTGGTTTGGGCAACATATCAAGTAATTCCTTTACATCTGTAGCAACTCTAGAAATTATCGTTACAACTCCGCCTATTGCTTCGCCTAATGTTGTGATTAACCTTAAAACTACTCCTAGAACGCTTCCCACAACTTTTCCTATGTTTGGTATGTTCTTTATTAACCATTCGTTAAATTCACGCAAACCCTGTCTAAATTCATTCAAAGGTCCTGCTGCATATTTTAATATATAATTTGCAATCCATTGGAAAGCTAATTGTCCTAATTGTCTTAATCTAGAAAACTCTAGCCCTATTCCTTGAATAACTTTTAAATTGTCTAGATATTCTTTAGGAAGTTTTAAATTAGCCGAATCCTGTCTTAATTGATTAAATTGCTTTAATAAAGTAGGGCTTAGCCATAAATCCTGCATAGATACGCCTAAAGTCTTCATAGCCATATCTACTTCTTTAGCTGTTTCTTTTGTGGTCCATAATTGCCTAGATAACTTCTCATTATCAATATCTTGCTTAGCTAAATTAACTATTGATGATACTAGCTTTGATATCCCAGCTGTTAATGCAACTACTCCAACAGCCACAACTGCAAATTCTGCAACTGCACTACTTGAAAATAATCTGATTGCCGAGCCGCCTTCTGAAGCTAAACTTTTTGAAGCTTCTTTTGCGTTTAGAATCCCTTCAATCAAATTATCAGCTTGAGGTAATTGAACTTTTTTAGGGATTATTGACACTTCTTTAGTTTCTGCTTTTTGGGTATCTGGTGTATATATTTTTGGCTTTTTGAACTTCTCTTTAACTTCTTGAGCTACATCAAAATCTGGCTTTTGAGATTTTTTAAGTTCGTTTTGAAATTCAGAATATAGCTTTTTAAGCAAAATTATGTCATTTACTAAACCAGCAAAAGGAGTTTTCATTCCTGGAGAAAGTTTTCCTAATGTCCCATAAGATGAAGCGAACAATTTAAAAAGGCTTCCCAAAGAATCACTTGTCTCTGAAAAACCTTTATTACTATTATCATTAAATTTCTTGATTGTATCTTCTGTATTTTTTATAGATTTACTAGCATCGTTAAATGAATCTTCGTTTACTTGAAATCCTATACCGACTAAATATTCCTTTATTAAATCGAGGGCCAAACTTTACACCTCCCTTTGCATGGCATCCATAGCCCGTTTTTCATTTTCGTATTTAACCATCATTATTTCATGTGCATCTAAAAGATCACTGAAAGAATATGTTCCATCAATAGCTTCATGATGCTTCCACATTCCATTAATGACAGGTGCCATTAAAAACGCATCTACATTTTGAAACTCTACTGGGATATAGTTAAGCCCTTCATTAGTGATGTAAACGGGCTTCCTGCGAAAAAATCTTGCATATTAAACACTAAAGATTGGATTGTTAAATTCATCGCAAGTCCAATGTTGAATTGTATATCAGGACTTCCCCAATTACCTTCTTCCTTGAATACTTTTTCTGGACCTGCTGGATAAATTTCATCAACAACCTTTAATGCGCTATCTTGAATAAATTCAAATTCTTCTTTTTTTAGATCAAATAATGATTCTGCTAATTCAGTTAGGTTTAAATCTTCTATATTTTTATCTTTTATGGATTCTTCACTCACATTTTTAAATATTGGTGTTAGAATCTTCATAAGTTTAAATAACATATAAGAGCCTGTTCTAGCATCCATTTTGTTTAATCTAAATTTTCTACCATTAATCTCTATATCTTTATAAGTTACAGGTATATCCATTAAATTTCATCCCCTTTTTAGTTTTGAGCTATATTAGTAGCCATTAAGTTCCAAGTAATCATTTGCCCTTGAGCTTGATATGGTTTATCAGCTAATTTTTCTGGTGAAACTCCTGTGCAAACTGTGTTATCGCCTAAATTATTAGATTTAATTGTAATATTTGTATTTGCCCATTCTGAACTATCAGCAGAATTTATATAGTTATACCATTTTTTTAACCATCTGTTTAAATCTGATGTTTGTTGTATTTGTAACACTATGGTTCCGTTTTCTCCTGCTATCTTTGAAGGCATAACTCTTCCATCTGCTGCAACTTCATGTACTGTCTTTGTGGTTGCCATTGAAGTGGTTATGCTTCCCATTCCTGCTCCTGTTGTACTTGCTGAACCAACACTAGGATGATAGATTGAACATGTTACGTCTTGAAAACTATAAGTATTCATTGTATTCCTCCTTATCTATTTACGTATACGCCAATATTAACGTATTGAATTGCGCCAGCTAATTTACAAGGTATATATATTGGTGGAGATTTTCTGGCTTCCCTATCTGCTTGGCTTTGACTAGCTATTGAATCTGCCAAAATTAAGTATCCTAATGGAAGTGTATCACCAGTATTTAAGCTTAAAATTCCTGTTGTGTTCCAAACACCTGGAGCAATAAAACCTATGCTTCTCGCTGTTT